TACCAAAGCTGCTGTTCCTGAATTAACCCACCGCGTATCCGTATAATTTTCAGTACCCATGCCAAGCTGGGCATTGTTTGGGTTATCGCCGGAAAGCTGAATGGTGTAAGTTATTGCGGCAGATCCGCCAGTATCGGTTTGGATATAAGTGCTGCTGTCGGCGTAAGTATCCAAAAATACTGGGCGGCTCGATGCAACAGCGTTTGTGCCAATGCTTACGTTCCCCGCAGAAGCACCAGAGGCCACGACTGAAGTAACCGTTTTAAAATCATAATCTGTGTAAGCTGTCGTTGCGTTTGCTCCCGTCAGAACTTCGCTCGCTGGCATATTGTTCCAGTCCGTTCCGGTGACGGTGAACGTTATCCCGCTATCGTTTCCCGTAGAGGTAAACAATACACGCCGAGGCTGATCTAACGTAGCAACACCACTCGTGACAAGGGAACCATTCAAAGTGACTGCCCCAGCTGCCGCGATAGAAGAGGCTGTGCGGATATTTGTTGCGCTTGGTGCGGTATAAGGACCACAAACAACTTTTACAGAACGCATTTTAGCAACCCCATTTCCTGAGAGATTTATTGATCCTACTATCAGGATCGGCGGCAGTGGCAGCACCTGTCATTTTACGTTTCATGCCAGTCATGCGTTCGCAAAAACTTTTGTGACGCGGGTTATCCGCATCTTTTGTCGGGGCTTTTAGGTTATGACCTTCGGCTCGAGCAGAGGCTCGACCTTTTTCATTTAGCCCACCAGACGGAGATTTGCCTTCAGATCGTGTCCATGCCGCGGTCATGCAAACCTCCTAATGGAAGAAAGGGGAGCCGAAGCTCCCCCGACTTTTTAGCATTCAAGACCAGAGCGGCCCTTTGGAGCCGTTCCGCTAGCAGCAGACGAGAGCGGGTTCATGTTCGAACCTGTGCGCCCACCCGCCTTGCGTGGCATACGATCAGCGCGGTGCATCGCCTTCATGCCCATTGCCTTGCCACCATGCTTCTTGGCTTTGGCTTCCTTCACGACGTTGCTGGATCCGCCAGCATAGGCATCGGATGGAGCCATATCCATTGCAAAATTCCCTTTCTTAGGGGAGTTCATCTTACCCTTATGACCCTTCATGGCCCTAATCCTTATGCTTGAGTTACACCGAACAGGCCCGTGGTGGAACCCATGTTGGCTGGAAGAACAAACTGGCGAATAGCAAGCCGTTTTGACGCATCCGTTGCAGATTGCACGGCGTAGGTTCCACGAACATCACCTGTGGTTGTTGTTGCAGGACTTGTGGTCACTGCCGCAACATATCCCGTGGTCGCTGTAATTGCAGCAGCATTGTAGTTTATGGCTAAATCGCTGAAGAAATTAGAGAGAAGTGGGAGACCAAAGATATCCGTTGTGCCAACGCTATAAGTAATTGCATTTGTAACGTTTGGTGTTACAGAAGCAATATACTTAAATGCTTTTTTGCCGTTGGTCGTGGTAGCTGTCGACGTGCTTGTCGGTACAGTAATTGCTTCACTCATTGGTACGCCATAAATGTCGTAACCAGAAACAGTAAAGATAACTGCCGCCGTTGATGTACCAGAAACTGGAACAATACTAACCGCACGGGAAACAAGAGCCTGTGGGTTCCAAAGATAAACGGAATTAGTATCGCCAAAGGGCTGTCCAAAAGCGTTTGGACCCAAGGCGGCTTGTCCCGTTATTGTTGTGGAACCAACAGTGTCGTCCCCAGCAACCGTATAAGTTCCGGCTCCACCAGGAGGACCAGTAAGTTGGTTCACCACGGTAGTTCCAGAATTTACGCCAGTTCCAGTCAAGGTCATCCCGATCGTAATCGCCCCAGTCACGGACGATGCTGTCAGGATGCTACTTGCCACCACACCCGTGAAGGATGTGAAACCATCAAGCAACAAAAGGCCAGTCGCCGTTACACCAGTATTGTAGTTGATGCACGATGCGTTGACTGAAACACCTGTTGTCGTCGAGTTTGTCGAAACAAGTGTCATAGCCGTATTGGCCGTGGTTGCTGCGGCTGCTGCGATTGCAGCAGCCCCAAGAGCGTAAGGAGCAGAACTGATGGTCTGTGTATCCGAGGTTGCAAAACCAGCGGTAAATGCACCGAAGTTTTGGCCTGGGACGTAGTTGAAGTTAGGACGAGGGTCAATTCGGCCTACCCCACCCCAAAAGAGGGATGGGCCAAGCTGTGGGTTGTAATCCGTCACGTTTCCAATGGTGTTCTGACCAAAGGAGATTACGGGACCGGAGAATGCTGAAATAGCCATGTTGCAGTCTCCTGTTGATTACGAGGTTGGGAAGGAGCCGAAGATCGAACGCCAGTTGTAGTAACCGAAGGAATAACGCTCGTAACCCTTAACCAACAGGTTGTCAGTGACAAAATCTACCTGAAGATCGGTTTCGAACTTTACACGTTCCATGTACGACAGACCATCAATGTTGGTCAGCAAGAACCATGCGTAAGCCGAGGTCAAGAAGTCGTTGACCATGTAGCCTTCGCTAAGTCCGCCAGCCGTCGAAAGAATGGCATTAACGTCATTGTCTGCCGTGCCTGGGCGCAATTCTGTCTTCGTAAGACGGATTGCAACAGGCTCCAACTGAGGAGGGACAACCAACTTACGACCGCGTGCAAACACCTTCAAGCCAGCCTGATCCTTGAAGTTCGTCCGGATCGCGATCATCGCGTTCAAGAGCGTAGCTTCGTTAAGATCAACCTGAGTTGTTGGGGTGTTGGCAACCGTACCGCCGTCAATAGGATGCGACGTGGAGCAAAGTGCTACACCGTCACCGCCAATCGAAGCGTTGTAAGTCGTCGCTGTATTCAAGACGTTCGCGCCATAAATTTCTTTGGTCTGGTGGAAAGATTCCGTCAGGCCGAGGTTCGATGGCTGGAACTGGGTCTTGTAGAGGTTGTCATCGATCGCCTTACGGGTGATCGCATAACCGAGAGCAATTTCAGTGTGCTCTTGGTTGTAGATGAACCGTTCACCAGCACCCGAATCAAACGCAGTCTGACCACCTTCGGTCTTCAACTGCGCAAGGCCGAGGTAACGCATTTCAGCGGTACGCTCGAGAGCCATTTTCGAATCGTGCTTTGTGAAGATCTTGTCGTACTGAGATGGGATCATCTCGTACTTTCCTTCTACGCCCCGAAGTCCAGGGAGGAGAAGGTCTCGGATCTGTGAGAGATTAACAGCCATGATACCTTACTCCTTAGCTAATGCCAGTTGGGCCTGCACCGTTCGTACGGAAGATTTCGTTATTGAATCCGACGATGACGTTGCAATACTGGGTTGTTGGATCGCCGCCGTTGTTACCGCTAATCTGGTAATCAACAACAATGAATGGGAACGTGACGGTTGTTGCGACGGACGAGAGGTATGCACCTGAACGGCCTGTCGAGGTATTGCCTGAACCGATTGTAAACTGTGCATACTGACCAATGATGCCCGAAGTCATCGTGGTAGCTGTGCCAGTCATTGGTGCGCCCGAGAAGCTCGTCTGGACAAGGAACCGTGCATTTGGATCATCAATGACGTAGGCTTCTACGTCACCAGTGGCTCCAGAACCAGGCCAATAAGACGACCAAACTGTGCGGCCAAGTGAAGTGTTGAGGTATTTGCAACCGACAAAGATACCATCAAGACGGGTTGTACCAGCGGCACCCTGAGTGATGTAGCCGTTAGCAGTGCTAACAACAGGCATTACGGGGTCGCCAGTGTAAATAGGTGTCGTGTTACCAGAAGCGATTCGACGAGCCGACTGTGCAAAAGTCGGAGCTCCGCCTGCACCACCCTGATACTGTGTAAAACCGAAATAGGCAGCAGTGTTTGCCATGACGGGATTCTCCTCTCAGAGAGTTTCCATCATCGCACACCGAGGCGACTGTGAAACGGGACAAAATCGAATCTCCCACACCGAGGGGAGAGCAACACGTATAATAGACTATTTTTTAGAAAAGAAAAGGGGGCAGGTGCCCCCTTTAATTTATGCCGTTAATCGTTAGGAATTGGCATAGGCTCATAGGTATTCTTGATCTTTGGAGCAATGCGAGAATCATCGCGAGCCAATAGACCTTTTGTGGAATCAAGCTGTGTTTCCTTGATCCGAACCTGTTGCCGTGCGTTCTTGTAGTCGATGTTGCGAACTTCTTGCGTAATTTCAGCCGGACGCTCGCACAACACCATGCCTTCGCGTTCGATCGCGCCTGAATGGCCTTTTGGCATCATGTGCGGGTGCCGACTGACGTCAACAGGATCCCAACCAGTTCGAGCCATCATGCTCATGTAGGTAGGATCCTCCCAACCCATAACAGTCCGGCGTTTCCACTCGTAAGACCACCCGTCAGGAGCCGGAGGGCAAGAAAATTTGTCTTGCCCCTCGTCCATATCACCAATGTGATCCCGCAATTCAGCCGCACGCTTGGCGGCGCGAGCCCGTGGGTCTTCAGTGCGGATCTCAGGAGCACGCATGTCCGGACGCTCCAAATCTTTAGCTGTTCTCATAATATCCTCCTAAAAGTTACAGTTTGCCTTCTCTGACGAGAGCAAGTTTGTTGTTGGCGTACTCGCGATCGCTCATTCCCATGTCTCGTGCGGCTTCACGCTCCGCTCTCGACAGGCTCACAACGCCAGGCCTTGTTCCCGAAGTGCCTCCAGAACGCGAAACAGGTGCGGCGGGAGGCGCAGAACGCCGTTGTGTAGGTGCCGCCGCCGCGGACAACGCCGATTCCTGTGGTTCGTCACGCGATATTGGCGCAATACGAAGAGTTTGCTCGACATGCGAGAAATAATCGTCCGTATCAGGCTGTAAACCGTCTGCTATGGCGATGCCGTGAGCCTTCACCATCTTATCGTAGAGGGTTGGGTTGCGTGCATACTCTGGATGAGACCGAACCCAGTCCGCGGACCTTGGCGTAAGGCTCGAGGCAAGCGATTCCACAGGATCCGCGTGCCGTATTGGCTCCTGAGCCTGTTTTTGTGCCTCGTATTCGTACCTTTGCTTGCCATTCTGAAGCTCACGAAGGTCAAATCTGGCCTGATCCATGTTTGTTTGGATATCAGCCGCGGAGTCATAGTCACCCGCCGCCATCGCATCGCGGAGATTCTGCTTTAAAATCTCCGAATTGCGCTTAACCGTCTCGATTGCGTTGTCAATCAACCGGATATTTGTGTCGGCGACGTCTGTTTTAGCTTGAAAAGCCTCTTGCGAAGCTGTCCTGAGCCTGTTTTCAGCGTCGATACGGGCTGTTTTCTCCGCCTCGAGCTTTGCTTTGAGGTCTGCAATGCCATCTTCTGCGGACAATTCGTCTTTTTTAGAAACTTCGGGCTCATCGACAATGATTACGTCATTGTCTTTCTCAGAATCCAAAGGTTCCAAATCAACTTCAAGCTCAAGTTCTTGCTGCTTTTCCATTTTGGCTCCTTACCAAATCTTATCAGGCGATTGCGACTTGATGCGCATTTTGACACTTACATCATCGAGGATTCGGCAAGGTTGACCGTTCACAGACACCGCCCATCCATCGGAAGGACGGAAAACAACCCAGTCTCCCACCGAGAAAGAAGCGTTCGCAAACCACTTTCCTTCGCTATCAATGAAAGCATCCGGACCCTTTTTGAGAATAAGGCCAACTTTACCCTGATAACGATCTTCATCGATCGTCTTGTCGGTTAAAATAATGCCACTTTTGGTCTTTTGAGGACGAACATAGATTGCAACAAGAACTTGCGTGTTAAACATTTCAATATCCGAAATGTCTCCTACGTTTTCTATAAGTTCTTGTTTAGGATCCTGATCGTGGTTCATAATCATCGGGGGCATCTTATGATTCCCTCTTTTTATTGCCATCAACCAAGTCTTTGGCCTCTTCAAGAAATTCAAGTGCTGCCGCCAGACCATGAACTTTGCCAATTGCGCGTTGGTAATCTTCAAAAGACACCGCAGAGCCAGTCGCAATATTGTCTTTCAATCTTTCGTATTCCTCTTTTATGAGCTTTTTAAACTCATGCTGGAATTGACCAGTTGATGTAGTAATCATCCAGACCCCTCTGGTTTATGAAATTCCCCTCTGTTTTATTCAGGATCGGGTGCCCAGAGGGGATGAAGCACCCGACCCTTCTTTACCTAAACGTGGGAGGACGCTCAGATAAATTAGTTGCCGCCGTAAGCCTTGATCTTTTCCTTGCGGCCAAGACCGCCACCCGCGGCATGATCGATCACATGGATGGTACGACCACCGTTTTTGCGAGGCATCATACCTGGAGGCGGCATTGGAGGACCACCCGCGCCTGAAGGCATCATGCCTGGAGGTGGCATAGGAGGCATAGGAGGCCCACCTTCAGGCATAGGAGGCGTTCTTGGAGACATTGGAGCTGGCACAGGAGCGTTCGGCATCATGCCGCCTCCCGCGGGAGCACCATGCGCACCAATGATGATATTGATGTGCGTCTTACCCTTACCCTTGCTCTTTGTCCTACCGCCCTTGGCGTGAGCCTCACGGCCACCAACAACGCCAGGCACCTTGGTTGTTGAGTTGCCCGAGAATACGCCGCCACCACCGTATTTCATGGTACGACCGCCACGGTTCTTGTTAACAAACTCGTTTGCGGTATCGTTCGCGTCATCCATGTCGCTTGCAAAGTAATCGGCTTTCTCAAGATGCTTGCCGTCCTGATAATGCCTGACACGGTATTCATTGTAATCCATATCCTTGTAAATCTTTGAAGATTTAGCGGGATTTGAACCAGTAACCGTTTTCTTCAAACGAAGAAGAGGCTTTTCAAAAGCAGAATCATCATTAGAGCGACCGCCTTTGGCATAAGCCG